TCGGTCTCCGGGAAGTCGTCGGTGTCGATGTCGATGTCGTTGATGATGATGAATTTAGCCAGTTCCTTGTCGTTCATGTCCTTGATCTTGTCCACGTCTGATTCCTTGAATCTATGTTTGGTTTCTGCGGTCTCCTCGCCCGTTTGCATGAAGACCTTTTTCAGTTCGTCGTAAGGCAGCACCTTAACCAAATCTTCCAAACAACGGACTTTTTGGATCATTTCAGTGCCGTCATAGTCCTTTCTCCGTTCATCGAATTCGATCATTTTCACATCGATGAACTCGAATCCTTTGGCCTTTTCCTTTTTCGGGCCAAGGGTCAGCGTCATTCCTCCTTCATACTCACAGAAATTCTTCAGTTTCTCAGGGCGTTTCTCCAAATAGGTTTGGAGCAGTTCCCCGAAGCAATGATAGGAAAAATCCCAAACCTGGACACCCTTATCACGATTCTTGACATCCACCACGTTGAAGAGTTGCCGGCGGGATGGATAGAAGCTCTTGATAACGTCTGGGCTAGCCTGAGGATCGTCCTTGAGCTTTTCCTGATATTCACATATCGGACAAGGCAGGCGTCCCTTGCTCCACTCCTTTGGGCAGACGTACCATCGGTTGTCCGGGCCTATTGCCTTATGGACATAGTAGGTGCACTCAAAGGTAGGAAAACCTGCATCTGCAAAGCGGTTCCCTTTACCGGCAATATACATCAGAATATCAATTTGAGGTTCATCCCCGGCGTTCTTGATATTCCACAACGATATTCCTTTGGGGACTCTTAGACAGGAGCTTCCAGCAGCCTCAGCCATTCTCTTGCTCGTGCCTAAAACCGCCTGAGCACCCATGCCCCGGCGATACCGTGACCGTTCTCTTTCTCGTCTGTCTTTCATATCCTTTCCATTCATTTTCATAATTCAGGGCCTCAACCGTCAATCCACGTCGTTTCTATTGTTGCATGTCGGCTCCACCCCCTTTCGTTGGGCTTTGCGTTTGGCCATGAAGTACCCATACGACCCATATTTCATGATGAGAAAGGCCAGGTACGGGGAGAAAGCCAAAACAAGTATGCTTACCAGTATCCAAATCGAGTTCATTTCTTGTTCCTGTCCTTGACTATCCTTCTCATCCGCATGTCGTCTACCATGCCCCTATTATCGCCGTCTGCTTTGGGCGTGGAGAAGTAATTTTGCCCGTGTAGCCGGACCAGATTCTCCAGGGCGGATTTGCGATGCTCCAAGGCAGTCACGGCCGCGTCCAGCACATCCATGTTGTGCTTGGCAGTGAAAACGGCTTGCTCGGCTTCCCGGTAATCCTCCCGACGTTGGACTGTAGCAAATACGATAGCTTCTGTGACTTTTTCTTCCATCTTCGCCGCTCGCATCCGCACTTTCTGGTCCGCCTCGGCCGCAATCACTTTCAGATTCGCTTTGGCTTGCTCGTAGGCCATCCGGGCGTCTGCCAGCATCTTGGCGTAGCGGAAGAAGAACCGGGGCTGATTGAGCCATTCCTTATCGAGCAGGTTCTGGTCGATGGTCAGAATCTCGAAATCGTCCGAGTCCGGCAAACTGGGTTTCGTCATCTTGTCTTTCATAGAATGGATGCCTCCACCGTCATCACAAATACATCACGAGTATCAGAAAATTGAACCATATGACCATCCTGTAAACGCATCCCCCAGGTAAATTCAGCTTTAGTCACCATGTCAGTTACTTGAAAAATGTCTGAAATGCTAAATGACGTTTTATCACTATCGATTTTAGCACTTACATGAAAACATGTTCCAGGCAGTATGGAACCAAGTTGTTTTTTGACCCCTATTTTATTCTCATGTACTATCATCTTCTTTTCTCCAATCTTTCTTCACACCTTACTACACCTTATTATCGTATACCGTCCCTTAGCATCCGATTATTTTCCGCCCATTGCCTCCCAGCAGGCCAGGGCCAAGCCGTCGTGCCCACTATCAAAGAAGTTCCGTTCAAAAATGCCCATGATGTCCGCCGCACGACTGGCCAGATTGCCCCCGCCGAACATCACGGACCTCATGTATCGTAGCGTCATATGCCGCAGCCCTTCCGGCTCCTCTGCATCCAACTCCTTGAGTAGCTTGGCCACTTCGGCCCACCGGGAACGAGGATTCAGGAGTAATCGGCAAAGGTTGATCGCCTGGGCCTCTTGTGTGGACTTCTCAATGGCCTCCAGCATTTCCTCCTCAGACTCCATCCGGATGATGGAACCCAATAGGACAAGGGCCTTGCGGGCGGAGCCATCACTATTCTCCACGATCTTGTTTACTACTTCATCCGAAACGGATACATTTGCTTGGTTTACTTTTCGATGTTCTTTCACCCAAACATGAATGACCAACTCAGCAAGGTCTTTCTCTTCGATGGGCCTCAGGGCAATCTCGGTGCAGCGAGTCCGAATTGTCTTGAGGAGTTTCTGCGGGTCCGTCGTCGCCAGCATGAAATAGACGTGGGATGGTGTGTCCTCCAGCATCTTCAGCATGGCCTCCTGGGCGTCACGAGATAGTTTCGCCGCCTCATCCAGAAGCCATACCTTAGTCTTACCATTGAGCGGACGCAGGTTCATCCGCTTGCGGATGTCCCGCACGTTGTCGATGCCTCGTATGTCGGCGATGTTGACTTCGTGGAATTCGCTTGGATGGCAATTCAGATGCTTGCGGAGTATCCGGGCGATAGTAGTTTTGCCGCACCCGCTCGGACCTGTTATCAGGAGTGCATGGGGAATCTCGTTGTTCTCCATCATCGACTTCAAGATGGATACGGCCTGCGGTTGACCTACGATATCCTCTATAGTCCGGGGCCGGTGAGCCTTGTACAATTCGATCATAATAGTCCCTTTCTATGAGTTACGTGAGCATATTTCAACGCTTCCAGGTTTCGCAGAGTTTGCTTGTAATACGAGGTTTTCAGTTCAATCCCAACAGCCTTCCTGCCCTCCTTCACAGCGACGTAGACTTCGCTCCCCACCCCCATGAACGGTGTCAATACTACTTCACCGGGATTGGTGCGGAGCACGATAGCCCGATGAATCACGTCCAACTGGAGGGGATGGACGTGCTTCTCGTCGTCTTCTTCTCGGCTCCTCTTGAAAGGCAGCACGTTATCCAATCGCACGTCGTCCCAAAAGCTGCTGGCATAACGCCGCCATATCCAATGGGAGTAACGGTTTTTGATCTGGCTTCCTTGAAAATCCTTCCATCGCAGCAGTTCTCTTGGTATGGATGTCTCTCCGTAGTAGACGCTAAGACCCGTAGGGTGTTTGATAGGAATTTCATTGTCTCCCCGCTTGCGAAAGACCAATAGATAGTCCGGGATAGCCACTCCGCAGTAAACCGAGTCCTGCACTAACGTCTTATGAGCAAGGTTCTTTTGCATCGTCCGATTCCGCACGGTCAAGGGCTCTTTCCAAATGCAATGACGCGTGACGTAATGGAATCCTTCCTCCTCATGCAGACGGATAATATCCCCTGGAAAGTCCGTCATATGATCGCAGCCTGTATTTCCAGAAGGAATATCCATGCAATGAACCGCCGTGCAACGCCCTTTTTTCGTCAAACGGAATATCTCTTTGACGACAAAACGGTAGTGCTCGAAAAAGGACTCACGGCTATCACAATTTGACAAGTCTCGCTCATTGCTGGAGTATTGGTACAAGCCGCAGAACGGTGGACTATAGATAGAAAAATGTACGGAATTCGACGGCAGATCGGCCATCACTTCAATGCAATCGCCCAAATAGACTGCGTACTGCTCTGTAATCTTTTGATCTTTTATACCCATTATATCAGGCTCCTATCAATGATTTTTTCGTTTTTGAAAATAGGTTCCGTGTCAATCCTTGCAGCCTTATTATAGACCTACGATGGTACTCCGGATCGATCTCAATTCCAGTATACTGCCGTCCTGTTTGTTGACAGACGTAGGCTGTTGTGCCAGATCCTGAGAAGGGATCGAACACCCATCCACCCGGTACTATGAAGCTATTGATAAGCTCAAAAGTCCCTTGCAAGGGCCGGGGGCACGGGTGTCCGTATTTTTTGCTCTCACCGATAGTCACGGTAGACCAAAAGAAATCTAGATTTCTTTTGGGCTTTGGGGGGCGTAATGGATTTGCCCCTATCTTGTACCACAAAACTACTGGGTCATACCCATAGTTTATTGCAGACAATTTTCTCATCTGGACGAACTTTTTGGAGGCTATGTAAATATGTATCTGATCCCCAAACCACTTCCAAAAATAGGGGAAGTTTACCTGTGTTTGGTATATCGCTATGCAAGCCCCAGGCTTGGCGACCCGGAGGCACTCCTTTACAATGGGTAGAAGAAATGCAGCGTATTCCTCTGGATTACTTGTCTTCTCTTTACCTTCTCTGTATTTGTAACCGATTCCGAAAGGAGGGTCAGTGAATATAGCGTCGAAGGTCTCGTCCGGAATGGATTTGATTAACTTTTTACAATCGCCTAAGAGGATATGATTCTTCAAATCCATTTCGGAATCTCCGTTTCTTGGTCGAATTTTGTTAATTCCTGTCGTATGTTCAGGGAATTGTTCATTTCTCTAACGATACTCGTGAACATATTGTCGGCCTGCTGTTGTTTCCTCCGCAAATTACGGATCACGTTCCGATCCCCCCGCGTATAGATTAGGTCTACTGTCACGGGGCTTTTCTGCCCGAACCGCCAGCAGCGGCGGACGGTCTGATAGTATTGCTCATAGCTGTAGTTCGGGAAGAATGTAACGCGGTGGCAATGCTGCCAGTTCAACCCAAAGCCACCTATCTTCGGTTTTGTTATCAACACGCGTATCTTCCCTTTGGAAAAGGCGACGAGCTTTTCCTCTTTCGCTTCATCGCTATCACTGCCGCATACTTGCACCGCGTCAGGTATGATCTTTTCCAGCAAATCACCCTCCAGATTCAAGTTGCACCAAGCAACTACGAAGGTGTTCGTGCAATTAGCTATCTTGGCAACAGCTTCGCATCGCTCTTGAATCGTGGCTCTTCTCTCTTCTTGGACTTCCTTCAAGCCGCTGGCGGGGAATACGAATAAGGATCGTTTCTTTTTTCGCGTCACGTCTAACTCATGCTCGACTTCCAGCAACTTGGGAAGGATAAACCCGTCATCGTCAAATCCCAAGTCGGAGGGTTTGCGGACAGATCGTGACCAGCTTGTTACCCACCGCCAGAAGGATTCGTGGGCGTGCCTTTTAAGACGCCATACGTTCTTTACGGTCATCCATCGACCGCCGTACTTCTTCATGTCTATGTTGTTCTGGTCGTTTTTGAAGAACTTCTCCAACATGTCCATGTACCGCAACTGGCCCAAGGCTTCGCTGGTGGTTCCCAATTCGATGAAGTCATTTGGGGCGGGTGTCGCCGTTGCTAACAGGCGGTACTTGATTTTGCGGGTGAATATGTTGACGTTTTTTCGCGTCACGCCGGCGAACGCCTTAAGGCATCCTGCCTCGTCACAAACGATCCCTGTGAAGTCGTTCGGATCGAAATAATGCAGTCTCTCATAATTTGCTACAACGATCTTGCTTTTTAATGAACCGTCGCGGGAACGCTTCACGTCATCAATGCCAAATTTCACTGCCTCCTCAATCATCTGCGTCCCTACAGCAATAGGCGTAAGAAGCAGTACGCGTCCATGCGTCTTTTGCACTACGTTCGTAGCCCAAACAAGCTCCATGACCGATTTTCCGAGGCCACAATCAGCGAAAATTGCGGTACGGCCCTTACGAATACTCCACTCCGTTAGGGCTTTTTGAAAATCGAATAAATAGTCAGGAATCCTCAAGGGCTTAAATCCATGAAGCTGACTTACTGACTCTTTAGCTTGTAGGAAGTCGGTGTAATTCATCGAGCCTTTCCTGCGTATTTGCACAGTCGTTTGCTTCTTAGACAGCATCGAGAAGTCCGTCAAGAAAAATTTATAGGTGTTTTTTCATACCATGACCTACCTGGTGGAGACTCCTCACA